CATCAGCTATGAATAGCTTGGCTTCGACTGTAACTAGTGGGATGAACAAGATTAACAGTACTGTTCAATCTGCTGGGAATAAGATGGGTTCATCGTTTACAAACTCATTCAACAAACTTAAAAGAGAAGCTCAAAGTGGCATGAGCGGCGTTCGTTCGGCTGTTCAAAACGGCATGAATGGTGCAGTTTCAGTAGCAAGCAGTGCGGGCAATCGTATGGTGTCAATTATGCAGAGCACAAGTGGTGGGATGCGTTCAGCTGGTTATTATGCAGGCGCTGGTTTTGCTAGTGGTCTGTCTAGTTCAGCAGGTTCAATTTATGCAGTAGCGAATGGCATTGCTGCACGAGTACAATCAACAATTCGTAGAGCATTAAACATCCACTCACCATCTCGTGTGATGAAAGAACTCGGTGGCTATACTGGTGAAGGATTCGCTATTGGTATGTCTGGCTGGATCGGTAAAATCAACGACATCAGTAAAGAGTATGCATTGGCCGTTACTGACCAAAAATGGGGTGTTAACAGTTCCATGACAATTGCTGGAAGTGTTAGCACTTCGGGTATTTCAAGTTCGCTTGATAGTTTATCAGACGAAGTGAAAAATACTAGCTTATCTGAGCCGATGTTTGAAATTCACAATGAAATGGTCGGCGACAAGATTTATACAACGGTCAAGGAGAGGGAAGCTCGTGAACACGCTAAAAATGATTTTTTCAACTACTAGGAAGGGGGCAAAAAATTGGATTTATTGATTGAAAAAGGTACGACATCAGTCAAACTTTCTGAATATGGCTTTTATAATATCGCCATTGAAGAAAGCGCCCCCGAAATCTCACTAGACCACCGCTCCGTGACGGGAAGAAACGGAATGGTGTTTGGTGGTGCGACTTTTACCACTAAACAGATTAAAGTAACGGGGCGTGTATCTGTTGCGACTATCCAAGATTTTTTTGCAAAACAAGATGACGTAAGCGGCCTGTTATTAAGTGACGAGCCGTTTTATATCACCAAGATGTATCCTAACAATGCTGATTTTTATAACTTTCAAACCCCCGGGGAAACTACGGGGGATTTGAATATCACTGGACAACCGCACACGGCGTGGCATTACCGCTGGAAAGTCACAGGCAGCAGCCCAATTTTTGAATTTGTCGGAAATTCAGGACAAGGCTTGAAGTATAATTTTTCAGTTACGTTCACTACTGCTGAAATGCCGTTTGGAGAAACAAAACCCAAAGACATTACGTTAAGTGGTGGGAGTTTCCAATATCGAGGCACTGCTAGTTTATCACAGTTAGAAGTGCCTTATACCGTTGAGCTAACCTCGTCTGGTGGTCAGTCTAGCTTTTACCTTGAAATAGGCAAGCGAAGATTTGAGTACACGCAGTCAGGTAATATCAATTCTGGTGATGTTTTTAAAATCACGGGAATCGGAACAACTAAAAATCTAGTTAACGTCAATGCTAAAACCAACTACGGTTGTTTTGTGATTGAGCCAACACCAACAAAAACAGTCACTTATAAGACTAATTTCAATGGCGCTATTAAAATTTTAGGCTTTAAAGAACTTTATAAATAAAAATAGTGAGGTGATAGATTGATTACATTTTTAGATGAAAACGATGCTGAATATGGCGCTTTGGCAACTATCAAAGCAACTAACGCAGTAAATGGCGAAAGGTCAATAACTGGCGAAATCATTTCAGGGGATATTGTACTTTCCCGCATTGAACGGGGCTGGCGTTTGCGTTTTGAAGATGAATACTATGTCGTGACTTTTGCCAAACCAATTGACGAAGGAAAAAATGTACAAGTGTCTTTTGACGCCGTTCATCAGTTCTTCTGGGATTTTGGGAAATCATCAGTCTATGACCAGTTGAGCGATGGTTCTCATACGTTCAGGGCTTATCTTGATTTTATCTTTAACGGCAGTGGATATAGGTATGACATCGAATCTTCTTTGACGGTTAAAGCGTTTGAAAAACAATCATTCGGTTATAAAAACCGATTGAGTTTGTTTAACGATATTATCACTTCATCAGGCGTTGAATTTCAAGTCAATGGAAAAGTTGTGCGAATACTAGCCAAGGTCGGCACTGATTTATCAACGGTTGTCCGTAAAAATTTCAACCTAAACGAGCTAGGAATTGAAAAGAATATCGGTGACTTTGTTACCTATCAAAAAGGCTTTGGGGCGTATTTTGACGAAGAAGACCACTCTAAAGGCCGCTTGATCGCTGAATACACTAGTCCTCTAGCAAGCGTTTATGGAAAATTAGAAGCAGACCCGCTTGTAGATGAACGCTACAAGCAACCAGAAAGCTTGTTGAGCGCTTTAAAAGAGACCGTGGACAATTCTTACACTATCTCGGTTAGTTTGGACATGGAAGACTTAACACGGGCAGGTTATCGCTATACGCAGCCTGTTGCGGGTGATTACATCATGGCAATTAATGAAACGCTTGGATTTAAAGAAAAAATCCGAATCGTTTCGTTTACGAGTGAATATGATGTATCTGGGCAACTTATTAAACACACAGTGACCTGCAACGATATTGGCTCTGTTAAAAAGCTATCAGCTAGTTACACGCAGACCCAGCACCAAGCAGCAAATGCTGAAGTAAATGCCAATACTGCTTACGAATTTGCCAACAAGGCGCTTGTTTCTGCAAACGGTAAAAATACTAATTATTACGGCGATACTTTTCCAGTGGATAATCCAAAAGGCACGCTTAAAAAAGGGGATTTGCTCTTTTTAACAGTTGGCGATACTGTCAAGCAATACTATTGGAATGGTGCAGATTGGGTAATCAATCCAGTTCTTGATGACGTTGAGGCATTCAAAGAACAGATTGCTGATGAACTAAAAGACGTCCCAAACCGTGAGGAATTTGAAAACAAAATTTCTGAGGAATTGGCTAACTCAAAAGCTGAAATCGAAACGCAGATTGAAACGGCCAAAACGCAAGCTGAAAGCAACGCTAAAGAATACGCAGACACGATTAACCAAGAAACAACCAAGGTAGCAGAGCTTGCCAATGCAGCAGCTGGTGAAATCAAGGCTGACTTGGTGAACGTTAAGAACAACTTAACTGATACAAGTCTTGTCGCAAACAATGCCCAAGCATCAGTTGATAAAGCTAAGCAAGACCTTGCCAACTCGGTGGCTGCAGTCAATACCAAGGTGGATAGTACCAAAGCAGAACTCACACAAGCTAAACAAGACTTGACGAGCCACGCCCAACAATTGCAGACGCAAGCCAATGCCCAAACGGAATTGACCAACCGTGTGACGACTGTTGAAACGACTGCTAACGGCACGAAAACAACAGTCAATGAACTAACTAAAACCGTGGCGCAAAACGGCAAAGACATCACTAGTGTTACTGCACGAACCAAAAAAGTTGAAGATGACCTACTTAACACGAAAACAACGCTATCTCAAGTTAAGACGACTGCTGACAGCACCAGTCAAAAAACGGCAACGTTGGAAACTGGGTTGGATGGGTTGAGTGCGAAGTTTGAAACTTTGAAAGTTGGTAGTCGAAACTATTTCAAAAATTCAAAATCACGTAAATACTATATCGACAATACAGAAACACAAGACGTCAGAACTTATATTGATGATGAATTTTGGAAAAATGATACTCGTTTTACTAAAGACTACGTAAGAATGTCTTTTGATATTGCTTTCAATCCAGCTTTGCCGTCAGATTTCACAACGAATGTCCATTTTAGTGCTAGTCCTTGGTATAACTGCGGTGGCATTACATTTAAAGGTGGCACAACCGCCCTACAACACTTTGATTTGAAATTTAACTTGAGCGGTGCTGGTAATAGCTACAAAACAGATAACGTATTTATTCGTTTACATAATACACTTCCACTCAATACAGCCGTAAGTCTTGAAAATTTTAATCTCTACTTATCCGCAGTAGTTGAAGACTATACCCAAAATGAAGCTGACATTGAATCCAAAGTTGCTGAATACAAACAGACCGCAGACCAAAACTATGCAAGCTTACAATCTAATTTGCAAACTTTAGATGGTACGGTTAAGCAAAATAAGTCAGAGTTTGACCAAACAGCAAGCCAATTAAAGACTACTATTTCAGCGGTTGAAGGGAAAATTCCAACAGACGTTTCAACACGGAATCTTATCTTAAAATCAAACGACTTCGCAAACCCCCATAAGCAAAACGGCGCTAACACAACAGTAACATCAACTGATGAATATTTCGTTGTTAAAAGCGCAGGCTACACAGCTAACGTTTGGGGCGGTATGTCGTGGAATATGTCTATCTCTGAAATGAAAGCTGGTGAACAATTCTCTATTTTGATGCCAGTCTATATTGATAGTTCAGTTCCTATGGACGGTAGTTGGGCTTTCATTATAAAAAATCATACATTAAATTCAGCAGCATATAGTTATGATATCCCAACTAACAAAAAAGACCAGTGGTTTAATGTTGCAATCACGTTTAAAGCTTATAAAGATGTCGTTTTTGATGCTTATCCATTTTATATTTGCCTAGTCAAAAATGGGTTGGTACGTATTAAACCACCTATGCTTGTGCGTGGCAGTTTAATACCATCAGACTATCAGCCTGCTTTTGAAGACACCGAATCAGACATCAACACGCTATCTAGTCAAATTAAACAGACTGCAGACGGCATGACCTTGCTCGCTACAAAGACAGAACTCAATACGTTAAGCGGTCGTGTGACAACTGCTGAAAACAACATCGTGGCGAAAGCTAACGAGTTAAGTAGTAAGATTACGAGTGTTGAGGGTAAAATTCCGACGAGCGTATCTCAGAGAAACGTAGTACAAGGGACATCTGATAAGTGGACGTCATTTGTTAATATTACTACCAATAATAACTGGTGTTACGATTTAGCAACTGTAAAATACGGCGATAAAACTGGTATATACGCTGGCACAACTATTAATATCTTTGTTTATCTGTCTGCGGATGAAATTACACTAAGTGGGTCAAATGCACGTATCATTATACAAGGTATGATTATTAACAAGAGCGGTACTGAAACATGGACAAACTGGGATAAGTATCATCCGTTTTATAATAAATGGTCATCTAATATTGTCTCTGGTAACAATTATAGGGTAGTTAAATTATCAGCAAAAGTAACCAATGATAGCTATTCAAACATCAATGGGTTCAAGATAGGTATTCGTATCGATGGTGCTCAATCTGGTAAGTTCCACTATAGAGCTTTGATGGTCACGACTGGTGACGTTTTTTCTGATTACTGGCAACCAGCGCCAGAAGACGCGATTAGTCAAATCAGCACCTTATCTAGTGAATTGAAACAAACAACAGATTCAATCACCGCAAGTGTACAAAGTCTTGATAATAGCACAGTCAAGAGTTCAAGTCTGACTATTAACACAAATGGAGTGGTTATCAAAGCTGGCAAGTCACCCAGTGATTTTGCAAATGCGATTGGTTCTTATTTTGCTGTTAATCAAAATGCTATCAACCTGTTTTCAGATAAAATCAATGTTAAGGGAAGCATGATTGTCAGCGGAGCGATTACTAGTGATAAAATTGCCAGCAAGTCAATTAACACAGCACACCTCAACGGTAAAATCATTACCGCCGATGTGATCTCAAGTAATGCCGTGACGGCTGACGCTATCAAGGCTGGTGCAGTCACCACTGATAAAATGAGCGCAAACAGTATCAATGGCGACCGAATTACCGCTGGCACATTGGATGCAGCCAAAATCAAAGCTGGCAGCATTACAGCTAGTCAAATTGCGAGTGGCACAATTACCAG